CGATGTGGTCAGGGCCGAGAACCACGTAATCTCGGAGCTGAAACCCAAGCCGTTCGTAAGTCCGTTCCTTCATCTCGTGATGGGACTCAACGCAGTCGTCGCCGGCGGCGCGGGTGGCGGTCTGATGGCCTGCGTCGTAATGACGCCGGATGAACCCGTCCACGGCGTAAGAACGCCGCGCGCGGGCCATGGTATTCCCCATGGAAGTGGAGTTCCGACCACTCTTCATAACCCCAGGGAGGAGCTGCTCAAGGACCAGACCGTCGGGAAGGACGAAAAGGGACAAAAGGGAGCATTGAGAGTGGCGAGACACAAGCTCGACGACACGGGGGTGAACATCCCGGTAACAAAGACGTATTAGGTCATTGTCGAGTTCCTCCTCGAGAGGGGTTCTCGTCATGTCGAACTTGGGGGAATCGTTGCTGGCAAGGACGACTCCAGGGGGAAAGCTAGAAAACAAAATATCCGAATCTATCCGAGAAAAACCAATGCCGATAGCGGAGTAAAACTCACACCAGGCAAATTTCATCTCGTCGTAAAGGCTGGAGCGATAACATCGCTCAAGGAGCTCATCGATCACGTCCGTAGGGTAGACAAGACGTGGGAGCTTACCAACCTTGACGGGCTCGTTCTTGACGGTGACGGTTACGAACCCCTGCTGGCCTTTGCGATAACGCTGGTACGGGGTATCACCGGGGTCCCACCAGTACATCAACGAAAAGCAACGAAGGCATACGGCCTCATACACCTCAGGGAGGTTGTCGAGGACGAACTCTTGTTTGTTGCGATAGTAGAGGCTGGTGGGGTATCCCGGGACACTGTCCGGGGCGAGGTCGTAAACACAGGAGACAAGAGTGGTCGGATCTGGGAGACTGCCAAGGCGAACCCAGAGAGGGGGTTCCGCCAATGGGGTCTCATCAAGGAGCTCGTCGTTCGCCAAGGTAAGGTAAACGGACGACTCCTCGGTATCGGATCGCATCTTGCTGAAATGGTCGACCATAGTCGAAAGGACAACGGAGGGGGCGCGCTCAGGGTAATCGTAGCCGCCAAGCGGAGGGTAGTATTGGGAAAATTTTGAATAAACGCCGGGTAACGCGCGCTTCCGGTCGGAACCAGGAGTGACGCGCTGAACGTGTCCGGCGATGATAAGCTGTTCGGATAGGTGCTGGCGTTTGGGAAAAACGTCAACCCCTGAAAGAATCCGATTGGACGACACCGCCGCTTCAAGCAGAGCGGCCAACTCTAGAAATTCTTCCCGAGAGACATCTTCTCAAGCTTCGCCTGTAAGTCGGCGATCTGCTTGTTCATAGCGATCAAAGCATCTTGAGCCTTGACGAACTTCTTAGCCTCGCTCTCAGCTCGGTCCTTCATCATCTTGTCGTACTTAGCCTTGTCGCGGTAGGCCTTGGCGGTCTTCTCGGCCAAGCGGCGGCTGGCATGGAGGCCACGAAGGGACTCGCGCTCAAGAGGCGACAAGTCGATGATCTGGGCCAAAAT